TCATTTAAACTAGCAACCTTTTCTTTTAATTCACCTTGTTTTTTATATCTAAAGTCTTCATCAATCTCTTGTGTACAGGTAGGACAATTAGTATTCTCACTAAAGAAAGTTAAGTTGTTATTATTGTTTTCTATATTGTGTTCTATCTTTGTTTCTAATTTTAATAATTGTTTTAGTTTATCATCTGTTTGGTCTTTATCTTTTAATTCGTTATTACACTCATCTATGCTCTTGTTTATTTCATCTATCTTTGTTGTGTAATCTATTTTTGCTTTTTCGTGTTTTTCTAATTGTAGTTTCTTGTCATCAATATCATTTGTGTTTAGGTCTGATAAAGATGTAAAGTGTTTCATTTCTGTTTCATATTTGGTTTCTATTAGATCACACTTATGACGCATATCTAAAATTTCTTTTGATAGTTGTCCTTGTTGATCTCTTAATATAAGGTCCATTTGTGTAAATACTTTTACATCTAATATTTCTTCAACTACATCCCTTCTATATCTTGCCTTCATTTTCATAAATGGTTCATATGAAGAAGACCCTAATATAACAACTTGAATAAATGATCTGTAATTTAACTTCATAATATTATGTTCTAAATATTTTTGATAGTCAATACTAGAGGCATTTTGATTTAACAATTGTCCGTTCTCATATATCTCAAATAGATTAGGTTTAACACTTCGTTTAACTCTATATTGTTTTGTTCCTACATCAAACTCTATCTCTACTTCACAATCACTATTGTTGATAGTGTTTATCATTTGTTCTTTTTTAATTATTCTAAAAGGTTTATTAAATAATGCCCAACACAATGCGTCAAGTAAAGTTGATTTACCAGAACCATTTTGTCCTATGACTAGAGTTGTAGGTGTTTTTGCTAACTCTATTTCTATTGGTTGATTTCCTGTTGATAAAAAGTTTTTATATCTTATCTTCTTAAAAATAATCATCTAATCTTTCAACTTCGCCTGTTATTTTATCAGGATCAGCAAACGGATCTACATTTGCTTTCATTATATTTGTGTTCAATACTATTCTTGTTTGTGTATCGTTTTGTGTAGTGCCAAAATGTGGGTGAGGATTGTTAAACATCACACAACTATTTTCAATTGAAGGGACTACAACTTTCTTTTTATAATCTCCGTTTTTATCTTTGTCAAATACCGTTGTGTATCCATTACAAGTATGAAAATTAAATACTGAAGTTACAACATTTGGATCTGGTCTGCCATTACCTAATATGTCTGTATGGATACCGTGATCTATTTGTCTTTCCTGACTAGGATAACAATTCATTTTCATTCTAACCATTTTTGTGCCACCGTATTCTTCATCTTTACATCTGTCTTGCATATGTTCTCTCATAAATGCTTCAAATACTCCAAACAAAGGCATTAGTTCTTTGTCGTAAACTTCTTGTCCATTACTTGTTAGTTGTGGCATAACATATAAAGTTTTACCTAGTTTATAGTTTTCACTACCTTTAACATTATGTTGTGGTCGTAAGTTTCTAGGATTAAAGTTCCACAACATACCTTGTTCATTTTCTACTATTGATTTTAAGTATTTAAATAATGGATAAGGTAAAAAATTTGGTATTATTTTTATCATTCGTTTGCCTCCACATATAATTCTTTGGTGAAATCTTTTAGTTTCTTTCTATCTAAATCTGTATCAATCTGGTCAATATAGTTATTTAGGAAAGTCATAGTGTCCTCTCCTTGATCTAGTATATCTGATCTTACTGATTGTTTAATATCTATTGGGTCTTCTATTATTTGTAATTCGTGTACATTGGTATTAGTATAAAATTTTTCTACAAGTCTATTATACATTTCTTCATTTGTTTTATATGATACAAATAATTTAACAAAACAATTTTCGTATGGTGTTAAATCAAAGTTTGTATAATCTGTATTTCTATCATCATATATTATCTTTTTAAATATAGCAAGTGGATTTTCTATTCTTTCTAATTCTCTTGTTTCTGTATCAAAGGTATGAAATCCTTTAGGACAATTATGATCTGACCACATAATTTGATATTGTGTACCTAGATAATATATAAGTCCATCATCTGATTTTTTATGAAAGTGTCCAGACATAACTTTTTCAAATCTTTTAAATTGTTCTCTATCTAAACCGTGTTCGTTCATATGACCTTTGTGCATTTCAAATCCTTTTATTTCTAAATGACCAAAACAAATATCAGCAGTAGAGTGATCTATTGCGTGTATTGAGTCTTCGTAATTGTCATCACAAATCCAAGGTAAAAATAACATACGACAACCACCTAATTCTACTTCTTTAGGACCATCATATATCCAAGGTTCATTTACTCCATCAAAAGATGTACATAATTGTTGAATAGAGTTTACTTTGTTTGTATTCTTATAATAAGTGTCGTGGTTACCTAATATAATATGTGTATCTATTTTTAAATCCCATAATCTTTTCCAAAATTTTTGTTGGAAATTATGGGCAGTATTAAAATTAATAAACTTTCTTCTATCAACCACATCACCTAAATGTATTAATGTATCTATTTTGTTTTCTATAATGTATGGAAAAAACAATTCATCATAAAAACGATTTTGATAATTTATAAAAGCAGGTGAGTCATTACGGCATCCGAAGTGTGTGTCATTCAGTAGTGCTATTTTCATAACTCATAAAGTAATCTAAACTATTACCTTTTGTTTTCTTCTTCCTCTTTTTCTTTTTCTTTGCAATTTCATCAGCAATTTTTTGTTGTTCTTCAACTGGCATATTCTTTTTTAGAAATTCTGTAAATTGATTTTTAAACTCTTTGTCTTCACCTGGTTGTAAAGTCATATCATCATAGTTTGATTCTGTAATAAGTCTATTCTTTATTGTAACTTGTTTCTTCTCTTTCTGGATTCTTCTTACAAAGGCATAATATATTATTTGCGTAAAGTATGCAAATGGATTGTTTGATGTTTTGGGATTAAAGTTATCTAGGTATTGTAAACAATTCTCTATACCATCACTAATCATATCGTCCCTAAATGTATAATTAATAAAATTTGGTCTGTATGATAGGTGATTCGCAATCTTTAAAAAACAACTGCCGATATAATCTGTAACAGGCGGTTTCGGTTTCTTTTCTCTTTTTGCTTTATTAACTGATTTTCTATAACCAATCATAGCAGTAAGAAACTCTTTGTTATTTACATAATGTTCTTTTTTTGTAGTTTTTCTCATAAATATAATATAACACCTTTTATTTAAAATGTCAATGTTTTAAGCAAATTTCGGTTAAAATTTTTGCTATAAATTAGCATTGACTTATTTTCGGTTTTGTGTATAATGGAGCGTGTAGCGGGGTGCCGAGAGATAAAGCTATATCTTTTAATATTAATGTATAGTTTTAGGTTCGTCCAAATCTTCTTCAAGTTCTTCAAATAATTCATTCACTTTCTCATTTTGTTGGTCTGAAAATTTCTTTTGTTGGTATCCTTGTTGTCTAACTGGCACAGGTTTTCTGTTCCAATCAGCAGCAATATTATGATAACTAGACGCCATTTCCAATGACGCATTTGTTATAGTCATAATCTTATCTTTAGGTATAGTTACTATTTTATCTGGAGTATAAGAACACCATTTTATTAATGCGATATAATCTTTAAAACCTGTTAATGTCATTTGAGGAACATACTTAACCAAAAGTGGTTTTTCTATTCTTAACAATGTTGAGTTTTCTGGCAATTGTTGATCTCCAGTTGGCAACATAGTTACAACATCTTCTCCACTAACTAGTTTAATGATCTTTACATTAACGACAGGTCTGTCTTTTATGTCTTGTGGTTGGTGCATATTTATTTTAACTCCACATTATGGATTTCATAATTAAAATCCTCTTCGTTGTAAATATTTATCCTTTCTCTAAAGTGTGAAAGGGTATAATTTTCTTTTTCATTGTGAGTTAAATCATCTGCAATATCATATAAAGTAGCACCTGATTCATTATCTTTTAATCTCAATCCTCTACCGATTGATTGTAAGTTTCTTATCCTAGACTTGCTAGGACTAGAAAAGATAATGTTATGCAAGTTCCGAATATTAATGCCTGTACTGAAAGTCCCATAACTCGCAACGATAATAGCGCCGTCAGAAGATTCAGTAATTTTTCTGATCTCTTCCCGCTCGTCTGTATCCACTCCACCGTGGACATAAAATACTTGTTTGTCAACAACTTTTCTTTTAATTGATTCATAAAGTTCCTTTCCGTGTTTCTCTACATATTGGAATAAACACAATGTATTACCTTGTAAATCTGAAGCAAGGTTACAGATATATTTATTTCTCTTTTCATTCTTTACCAAATAATCCATTTCTTCTTGGTATGTCTTACCAAACATAAACTCTCTTGCCCCTTTATCGTGCTTTAAAATTAAACAGAAAATTTTTAAGTCGGCAAGTTGTTTTTTCTCTTGTAATTCTGTTGTTGAAGTTACCTTATTTACAGCACCAAACAATCCTTCTAATACAAGTTTATGTGTTTTAGTGCCATCTAAAGTACCAGTTAAACCTACTCTATACTTACAATCTTCTAACTTCGTCATTATCTTTG